AATCTTAATAGCCCAGAGCAGTTATCTTGGGTAATCTATGGACGCAAGGTTGTAGACAAGCAGTACTGGGGTAATGCTATTGACCCTTACATGAGTGATGCAGACTTCCGTAGTCTAGTTGCTGGTGGTACTGAGCGTGTTTACAGAACTAAAGCAGAGCAGTGTTCACATTGTAGTGGAACTGGATATATAAGAAAGGTAAAGAAAGATGGAACACCTTTTGCTAAACCAAACAGATGTGCGAATTGCAGTGGGTCTGGTTATTTGTTTATACCTACTAAAGACTTGGCTGGACTAAAGTTCAAACCACCAAGTGCTAAGTGGGCTAGTGCCAATGGCTTCAGCACAAGCAAGCAGAACCTCGAGACACTAGAGGGTGCTGCTCGTGCCAAAGGCATGGACAGTGCAGTAGACTTCCTATCTAAAGTACGTAGGCTATCAGCCGTTGACACGTATCTCTCTTCATTCGTAGAGGGCATACGTATGTTTACTAAGCCTGATGGCAAGTTGCATGTTCGTTTGCTACAGCATCGTACATCAACAGGCAGGTTCAGTGGGGCAGACCCCAACATGCAGAACATGCCAAGAGGTGGTACATTCCCTGTCAAGAAGGTGTTTGTATCTAGGTTCAATGGTGGCAAGATACTTGAGGCTGACATGGCACAGCTAGAGTTTCGTACTGCCGCATATTTATCACAGGATGGAGTTGCAATTGAAGAAGTATCTACTGGATTTGATGTACACAGTTACACCGCTAAAGTTATTACCGAAGCTGGTCAGCCTACGGATAGACAGACTGCGAAAGCACACACCTTTGCGCCCCTTTACGGGGCAACAGGGTTCGGGCGCACACCTGCCGAAGCAAAGTACTACACACACTTCACAGAGAAGTACGAAGGTATTGGGCTTTGGCATACCCGATTGGCTAAAGAAGCTATAAACACACGTAAGATTACCACACCTTCTGGTCGTGAGTTTGCTTTCCCGGATGTGGTACGTAAGCATAATGGCAGGGTGTCACACTTTACACAGATAAAGAACTATCCCGTGCAGTCGTTTGCTACAGCAGACATCGTGCCTATCGCACTGCTGCACATTGATAAACTACTTGACGGTATGCAGTCATGTGTGGTAAATACTGTACATGACAGTATCGTGATTGATGTACACCCTGACGAAGAAAGGCAGGTAATAGAACTAATCAATCGAACTAACAATGAGTTACCTAATTTGATTACATTACGATGGGGTATTGACTTTAATGTACCACTTCTGCTAGAGTCAAAGATAGGTGATAATTGGCTTGACACTAAAGATGTTATCTGATATAACTATCAAACTTTCAAAATGTATAAGGAGATAAAACATGACACAAGTAATGACTATCGACACTAATAACTTCGCAGCAATGGCTTCAGCTATGGGCATTGCATCTGAAGGTGGCACTGCAAAGAAGCAGTCCAGCACACTAGCACGTCTTCGCCTGAACCACTCACCCATCTTGGGCAGTGATAAGATTCTAGTGAAGGGTGGTACGTACAAGCTGGACGTTCCAGATGGTGGCACATACTATGGCTCATCTATCAAGGTGCGTCCATACCTACAACGCTTTATGTACAAGCGTTTCATCAAGGGCATGGGAGACCAGCCAAACCGTTACGTTAAGACTGTGATGGCTAACGACTTGAACATTGACCTGAAGGACAATGATGGCGGGTTTAACTGTGGCAAACCTGCTGGTTATATTGCCGACTTCAAATCGTTACCAGAGAAAACACAGGACTTAATTAAACAGATTAAGCGTGTTCGTGTTGTGCTTGGTACAGTAGAACTGGTTGATGCTGTGGATGAGAACGGTAATGAAGTACAGGTTGACGAGACCCCATTTATCTGGGAGATTGAAAACCGGGATGCGTTCAAGAGCGTAGGTACTTTGTTTACTAAGTTGAATAAGATGAAGCGTTTCCCTGTTCAGCATACAATGACAGGTAATTCAGAAGAGCGTAAGCTACCTAATGGTAACAGCTTCTACCTGCCTGTTGTGTCACTTGACCTATCAAACACACTTGAGTTGACAGACAAAGAGCAAGACACATTCGGTGACTTCCTATCATGGGTGGAGAACTACAACGAGTACATCATCAATGCTTATGCAGAGAAAGCTACTAGCAAGAACGATGAGGAACTCGATGAGTTGAATATTAATGATGTTGTAGACATCGAAGTTGATGAAGAGGTAGCGTAATGAATCACCCTGCTGAAATGGCGTTGTATCAGTACATGGAAGATGCTGTCAAAGGCACTACCACCATGTCAGATGATACCATCCAACAAGTTGCACAGGATGTATCAGATGCACTAAAGCGTCAGTTCGGTGGGGGCAATAAGCGTGATGGGTTTGGCTTACGTATGTCTAACATAGGTAGGCCATCCTGTCAGCTTTGGTTTGAAAAGAACAGACCAGAGACAGCGTTGCCCCGCCCTACAACATTCGTAATGAACATGATGCTTGGCGATATTGTTGAAGCAGTGTTCAAGGGTTTACTCAAAGAAGCAGGAGTGGAATATGAAGATAGCAAAAAGGTTACTCTGGAGTTGCCTGACCATTCTATTTCTGGGACATATGATATTGTCATTCGGGATGCAGTTGATGATATTAAATCAGCTTCAGACTGGTCTTTCAGAAACAAGTTTCAATCCTACGAGAGTCTGGCAAGCGGTGACAGCTTTGGATATGTCGGTCAGCTTGCAGGATACGCAGCAGCTTCTGGAAAGAAAGCTGGCGGCTGGTGGGTTGTAAACAAAGCCAATGGTGACTTCAAGTATGTACCAGCAGATGGTCTGGATGTAGACACAGAGTTAGTTAAGATTGAAGAGAACATAGACAAGGCATTGAGTGATGACTTGGAAAGATGTTTTGAACCAGAGAAGGAGACATTCAACGGTAAGGAAACAGGAAACCTCGTACTAAACAAAGGCTGCACATTCTGTTCATACAGACACACATGTTGGCCTAACATGAAAGAGTTACCTGCCGTAAAGTCAAAGGCACGTGACCCTAAGATTGTTTCCTACATTAAACTATCAGAGGAATACGATGCCGCCTAACTTTAAACAATTTAGAGCAGCACGTAAGTATGGGTATCGGTCTGGCTTAGAGGTTAAGATTTCAGACTATCTTAAAGAACTAAAGGTTGACTTTGGTTACGAATGTATTAAGATAGAATGGGAAGACCTAGCCTACCGTACCTATACACCAGACTTCGTGCTTCCAAATGGAATCATAATTGAGAGTAAGGGCATGTTCACAGCCGCAGATAGGCGCAAACATTTAGCTATCAAACGGCAGCATCCTAATCTTGATATACGATTTGTCTTTGAGAACAGTAGACGTAAGCTACGTAAGGGTGCTAAGTCTACCTATGGAGAGTGGTGTGATAAGTATGGGTTTCAATGCTACACACGTATCATTCCAGAAGAATGGCTCAAAGAAAAAGGCAAGAACAAACATCCCGCCTTTATTAAGTTTGGCGGTGGCAAGATAAAAAGGAGAAAGTGAACATGGCAGATGAGGAATACACAGCGATAAAAGAAGATGATTTCATAGTACGTGTGAGACCCTTTAAAGATAAGAAGGGTTCATGGAATGGTGAGATTGATATAGCTATTATAACCCAACCTGAAAACAGTTTCGATGATGAGGACTACTTTCAATTGACACACTTCTGTAAGATGCTTGCATCTACTGTGCCTATAATGGAAGACAATGAGGAACTTCGTAGCCTAGTTCATGAATATGTTACAGATATTGTTGACAAGGAAAAGGAGTATCTGGTAGAACTAGAGGAAGGTCCGAAGGTTATTGACAGAGATGATAACATCATCACTATTGACTTTGGTACTACAACGAAAGGGAGTGCATGATGACATCATATTCAAATATAATGAAAGAGATAGAGAGAACTTCTGACCGTATGGTAGACAAACTGGATATGGTTAATAGTCCACCTCACTACAATGAGTCTGGCATTGAGTGTATTGATGCTATTGCTGCAGCATTGGGTGAGGGCTTTGAGTTCTACCTACAAGGTAACATCATGAAGTATCTGTGGCGTTATCGTTATAAGAATGGCACTGAAGACCTAAAGAAAGCACGTTGGTACATGGATAAACTAATCACAGAAGTAGAGGGCTGCTACGATGATAAGAGTTAAGATGTTTATCACAATGGATGTAGACCCAGACGATTACCCTGTACCAGCCGATGAGAACGTAGCAGAGGAAATCGAGGAAGGCATACAAGAATACTTCTACGATATAGAAGGAATACAAATCAAGAACATTAGAACAATACAGGAGTGACCCTATGTTAAGTAACCATTTACCTACAGATTACCAGAACTTCATTGCTCTGTCTCGTTATGCGAGATGGAAAGAAGACGAACAAAGAAGGGAGACATGGAGTGAAACAGTAGCACGATACTTTGATTATATCACTGGACATCTGCTTGCTAAACACAATTACAAGCTGCCTAATAAACTAAGGAACGAGTTAGAGCAAGCCGTTCTAACACAAGAAATCATGCCCAGCATGAGGGCATTGATGACTGCTGGACCCGCACTAGACAGATGCCACGTAGGTGGCTACAACTGTTCTTATGTACCAGTAGATAACGCACGTGCATTTGATGAGACTATGTACATTCTTATGTGCGGCACTGGCGTTGGCTTCTCAGTAGAACGTCATCACATTGAGAAGCTACCCATTGTAAACGAAGACATGCATCAAACAGAAACAGTAATCAAGGTAGGTGACAGCAGACCCGGTTGGGCTAAGTCACTACGTGAGTTGATTGCTATGTTGTATGCAGGTCAAATACCCCGTTGGGATGTATCAGAGGTACGCCCAGCAGGTGCAAGGCTCAAGACATTTGGCGGTAGAGCATCCGGCCCCGCACCGCTAGAGGAATTGTTTGAGTTTATCATTGACAAGTTCAAGGGTGCAGCAGGTCGTAGGCTGTATCCCATTGAGTGTCATGATATCATGTGTAAGATTGGTGAGGTTGTAGTTGTCGGTGGGGTCAGACGCAGCGCACTCATTAGCCTATCAAACCTGAATGATGACCAGATGGCTCATGCTAAATCGGGTATGTGGTGGGAAAACGAAGGACAACGTGCGCTTGCAAACAACAGCGTTGCCTACAAAGGGCAGCCGCAGATGGGTACATTCATGCGTGAATGGCTGTCACTGTACGAGAGTAAGTCAGGTGAGCGTGGCATATTCAATCGTAAGTCTGCACAGGTACAAGCAGCTAAGAATGGTCGCAGAGATGCTGAACAGGACTTCGGATGTAATCCTTGTAGTGAAATTATCTTACGCCCATATCAGTTCTGTAATCTATCTGAGGTTGTTGCACGGGCTGGTGATACCGAAAAGTCATTGGGTAAGAAAGTACGCCTAGCTACTATTCTAGGTACGTTTCAATCCACACTGACGGACTTTAAATATCTTCGTAAGATATGGAAGGACAACACAGAAGAAGAACGACTGCTTGGTGTATCACTAACAGGCATCATGGACAATGCTTTGCTTGCTGGTAAGGACGCTAACATAGGTATGAACATTAGCGGATTGCTAGAGCAACTAAAGTCTGTTGCTGTGAATACAAACGCTAGTGTTGCAGCAGAGTTGGGCATACCACAGTCTACTGCTATCACATGTGTTAAGCCATCAGGTACAGTGTCACAGTTGGTAGATAGTGCATCAGGCATTCATGCCCGTCACAATCCATACTACATTCGTACTGTACGTGGCGATAACAAAGACCCGTTGACACAGTTCATGATTGCTTCAGGTATCCCAGCAGAGCCTGATGTTATGAAGCCTGACTCAACTACAGTGTTCAGCTTCCCAATGAAGTCACCTGATTTGGCGGTAACACGTACAGAGATGTCGGCTATTGAACAGCTTGAGTTATGGCTTGCCTACCAGCGTCATTGGTGTGAACACAAACCATCCGTAACAATCTCTGTAAAAGAGGAAGAGTGGATGGACGTAGGTTCATGGGTGTATGAACACTTTGATGAAGTGTCGGGCATTAGCTTCCTACCATTCAGTGAGCATACATATAAGCAAGCACCATATCAGGATATTGACAAGCATGAGTACAAAGAGGCAATGAAACAAATGCCTAAGTCAATTGATTGGTCAAAGCTGCAAGACTTTGAGAAGGAAGACACTACATCAGGTGGACGTGAGTTGGCATGTACTGCTGGCGTTTGTGAAGTAGTGGACATAAGTGCAGCCTAATGTGGGAGTACTGGTGTAAAGCAATGGGCAGCAAGGCATATGATGATGATGACAAAGCTAATAAGGTAGCAATACTACGAACAGCTTGGGTTATTCTTCATGTGATTGCTTGCCTAGCCATTATTCTGCACAATACGCAGAAGATGGGTTGGTGGTAATGATATGGAAACAAGGCAATGGGTGGGTTCAGTATGACCCACCTAAAAGCCACCCTTGCTATGAAGAATGGATGAAACAAAAAGAAAAGGAGAAGCAAGAAAATGCTTGACGATACAGGACAGTTTACATTACTATGGTGGCAATGGTGGTTGCTTGCAATGGTTACACTTAACACAGCTTTGAATACCGTTGTATTCTTTAAGCACAGATTTAAAGGAGATAAGAAATGAGTTTACGTCAAGTACTTATCAATGCTTCCCGGTCACACTTTGCTGGTCATATAAATAAACACCTCGCAAATATTGAGGTGCTATTAGAAAACCCAGCAGGTATAGGTGAGCATCAGGATATACTAGAGGCAATAGAAATGGAGTTGGAGCAGGTAGCTGACTATCACGACAAACTAGAGATGCTAAGTAAGTTCTTTATTAAACAGGAAGAGGAGAATACAGATGGCAATGAAACCGATTAAAGGCGCAGTTAACCGTAGATTTAGACCGTCTTCGTACAATAGGAATGATTCTCTTGCAAAAGAAACAATCATTGCACACCTAGAAGCGGATGGGCATACCATCCTGAACTCAGAGGAAAACTATTCGTTTGACATCAAGAGTGAGAAGAACGGTAACATCTACTACAGTGAAGTAGAAATGAAGAACCAATGGAAAGGAGATTGGAACCCAAGCTGGAAAGAAATACGTATACCCTACCGTAAGCACAAACTAATTAATAAGTTCGAGGAAGTGAAATCAAACACTACATTTTTAAACTTCTATGTGATACGTGGGGATTGCAAACAAGCGTGGCGTATTAAGGATACACTACTTGAGAAGTCAGAAGTGAAAGAGGCACAAGGCTTTAGGATTGAGAAGGGTGAACACTTCTTCCATATTCCTTATGAAGATGCCATACTCGTGGAGTTAGAAAATGAGCATAGAGCAGCAAGCTAAACAGTGGTTGAAGGAGAAATATAAAGACATGGAAATGAATGAATACCAACGTAAGTCAATTGAGTTTGCTATCTATCCAGCCACGCACAGGATACTTTATCCTGCGCTTGGTTTGACTGGTGAAGCAGGTGAGGTTGCTAACAAAGTAAAGAAGTTCATCAGAGATGGTGCTGACAAGGAAGCATTTGAAATAAAGAAGATTGAGATAGCATCAGAGATTGGAGATGTGCTGTGGTACTGTGCTGCATTGGCACATGACTTAGGCTACAATCTTTCCGATATTGCTGCGGAGAATTACACAAAGCTATCAGACAGGAATGCTAGAGGAAAGATTGGCGGTGATGGTGATAATAGGTAATATAATAGTGTGCATATGTTACTTTGGTTTCATATACTACCTAAGAAAAGTAGAGGGGGCAGTTTAGCCCCCTTTATTATTTGAATGCACTTTTGTATGCCTTACCTATTTCAACTAACCTAAGTAGGTCTTTAAAGTCTGTACCATCAGGCATTCGGTCATACTCTTGTGCAAATCTAACTGCCGCAGCAGTACGTGTCTCTTTAGGTAATCTCCTGTATGTCAGCATTGCTTCAGCATACTCAGGTGCATCAGCACTAAATACCTTACCATCAGATATCTGCTTACGAACAGATTTTATCTGCCCTTTGATGAAGCCTCGTAACTTGCTAGATACATACTTCTCTTCAGTAAACTCTTCCTTTACAGTTTTGTTCTCATCTTTATAAGCATCACGCAATCTTGCTTCGTATATACGTGCGCTTTCTACGATGTCAGGCAGAGCATCACGTACTACTGTATTCTCAAATCTACGGATGCTAGGTACTTTAGACCTGCTGCCTAGTTCATAGTCTGTGTAACCAAACTGTCCAATATACTCACCATACTCATCGTCTACTGTAGCAAGGTTAATACCACCAATTACACGGAACAATGGTGCTACACGAGACTTCTCTTCAGCAAATAAGAACTCACGCTTTGGTCTAGCTGCTTCAGCTTCTGCTGATTCAAAACGTCTGAACGGACGAGACAACTCATTCATAAATGTAGTACTAAAGTCTAATGACGGGTCTTCAGAAGTATCTTTATATTGCAATCCACGAACACCTGTAGCACGTTCAGCTTCAATTACTTGTGCGAATGGTACGGCCCATGTAGACAGATAATTACCTAATGACCTACCAAGCAAGCGTCCTGCTTGTTCTTCATTAGTTAAATCTACGCCTGTAGCAAGGTCAGCAATCTCTTGTATAAGGCTTTGCCCAACACCCTCACGAATATTAGTGCCTACGAATGTCTCAGTAAATTCTTTAGCCTTAAACCAATCACTAAACGTACCGTCTACAGCACGTTTCATGGCTTCACCAATGTACATAAACTGTCTCATTGGATACTGCGGTGTCACATCCATAACAGTATCATCACCTGTCTTTAACAGTTTATAGTCAGACGGTGCTTCTTCTGATGTGCGATACTGATATGCCGCACCTGCTACTGCAATACCCTGTATGTTACGTGAGATACGTTGACGGTCTTTCATAGTCATCTTAGGTACTTCACCCTTAGTAACTATGCTGGCTACTTTCTTAGCCAAAGGTATAGATGCACCACCTGCATACTGACCCATTAATTCCATGCTGTTAAACATAAAGCGTGGGAATGGTAATACAACAGTTAGACCATTACGTACAATAAACTGCGAGGTAGAACGAAATACAGGCACTTCAGGTTGCTTGGCATAGGTAATGTCCAGAGCCTTGTTTGTAGCCTCTTCCATAATATCTACGAATGACCTAGCATCCTTTGGTTTTACAGTACTTGCATCATTTAGCAGGTCACGTATCTGACCCTTGTTGATTGTATCAATCAGGTCAATATCATACTCACGTTTAGTCAGTCGTTCCAACTCACCTAAGAAAGCACCTCTACGAATCAAGTGTTCCTGCCAACGGTTAGGTGTGTTCAATACGTCTGTTGCATCCTCAAGCATCATTAGGGTAGCATCTATCTTACCACCCTCACCTCTGCCTGTTAGCTTCTGAATCTCGTTGATGTTATTAAACAGAAGGTCTGCTTGCCCAGCAAGTTCTGGCTGTTCCATCAAGAAGTCTACATAATCTTTCACATCAAGCCGTGTCTCAGGACCAAACATATACTTCATGTGACGGAAGCTGTCTTTCCAGTTGTTTGTAGATACAAGTTCCTTACCAGCCGCTGCGTAGCCTTTTTCATCCAGCATGTACAACGCATTGTCCATGACATTGCCAAAGCCTTCAAGTGGCGCACGGATAGCACCTGACTGAAGGTTACGTGCAGCAGTAGCAAGCTGAGACACCAGCCCACCTCTACGAATGTTTTCAATACGCATGACTGTCTTGCGAATAGAACCTGCAGCTTCTTTGGTAGCAGCTTCTTGCATAGCAATCATTTCATTGGCAGGTCGCATACGTTTAATCTGCGACAGCTTCTGCAGTGTCTTACCTGCTTCTGAGCCAGAGCCAACAACAGTAAGAATGTAATCTTCAAAGTTGATGTTATACTTGTTAAGCATATCAATCAGTTCATCGCCAGCAATCAACTCTTTGTTGACTGTCA